TAGCAATTGCCAGGGACGGGGACGAAAGAGATGTCAAGGTTCACACCGAAGACTACGATGAGTCCATTGCACTAGAAGCACTCGGTTGGCTAGCGGCTGTTAAAGAAGCAAAGGAAGCACCAGCACCTGAGAAGGATGCAAGTTACTGTCAGCACTACTGCAAGTTCTATGACGCAAGTGGGCAGATGGGATGCGTTGGTCTAAAAAAAGAACTTACGCTAGTCAGTGATGTGATCATTGATGATGCAGATGTTGACAAGAATGCACTACTGTACTTACAGTTAGCAGCACAGATTAAAGATCTTGAGAAACAACAAGACTCACTCAAGGCCAGCTTTGAAGGACTGCTTGGTGTTACACCTAGCGGTATCGAAGTAAGTTGGACAACTGTTAAAGGACGAGAGTCAGTTGACAGTAGCGAGGTAGAAAAACTATTAGGGTTTGTCCCTAAGAAGGTAGGCGCTGAGAGCCAGCGACTATCTGTAAAACAAAGTGGAGGTAAGTAAATGGCTTCAGAAACAACTAAGTACCAGATCAATTTCAAGACACACAAAGACGGTACTTTGGTAAACATCTATGCAGATAGCATCAAGGAATTAGAAGTACAGATCACTGATATCTCAATGATTGCTGCTTTGATTAAGGCAACAGAGGCAGAGCTTTATACTGGTCCACGTAACGTTGCATCAGCACCGTCAGTTGAATCAGTTGCTCAGGCATTTGGTGCAACACCTGTACAGGCAGCACCAGCTGCACCAGCAGGCGGTGGCAACACTTGCCGTCACGGTGTGATGGCACTGCGTGAAGGAACATCAGCGCGAGGACCTTGGAAGGGCTATATGTGTGCTGCACCAAAGGGTGCAACAGACAAGTGCGATACCATCTGGGTTCGATAAATGCTACGGCGACCAGATGAATTTGAGTCGCCGAGTTGTGCAACAGTAGGTGGAGATTATTGGTTCCCAGAATTAGAATCGGGAGGCATTACTCAAGCAGAAGCAAAGATAGCTAAGTCTATTTGTTCTGCCTGTCCACACAAAGTTGAATGCGCTGAGTGGGGTATCTATAGAGAACGCTTCGGTATATGGGGCGGTCTAACTGATATGGATAGACGACACATCAGGCGCTCAAGAGGTATCAGAATTAACGAGGAGGAACAGAGTGCTTAATCTATCCCGTGCGTGGGGTGGCGTGCTTACCAAAGCAACACCACTGCCCGACGTATGGGTTGGCCTAGCGACCAAGCAGATTAAGTTCAGACGTGGGCAAGTGTGTATGGTTGCAGCAGCACCTAATGCTGGTAAGTCAATGTTCGCATTGATCTATGCAATCAAAGCAAAGGTACCTACATTGTTCTTCTCAGCTGATACTGACACGACTACTGTGATGATGCGAGCAGCTTCGCATACATCAGGCCACTCACAGATAACTGTTGAGGCTAACTTGGCTAGCGATAGCCACCACTACGACCATCACTTCCAGAAGATTGACCACATCAAGTGGGTCTTTGATTCATCACCTTCAATAGATGACCTTGAGTTGGAGATCAGAGCTTACGTAGAACTCTACGGCGAAGCACCTGAACTTATCATCATTGATAATCTAATGAATGTGGCAGCAGAGACAGACAATGAATGGTCAGGACTGCGTGCGATTATGATGGAGTTGCACGATATGGCACGTAAGACTGAAGCCTGTGTAATGGTACTGCACCACGTCTCTGAGCAATCAGAGTACGGGTCAACGACCAAGCCACCTGCACGTAGGTCTATCCACGGTAAGGTCAGTCAGTTACCTGCACTGATACTTACACTGGGCTATGACCCAAACCAAAACACTTTGGCAGTAGCTGCTGTGAAGAATCGCTTTGGGCCACACACAGCAGATGCTTCCGATTATGCACAGTTGCTAGTAAACTATGCAGCGTGTCAGATCGGTGACCAAGATGAGTTTGGTTGGATGTTAAGGAGAGATGCTATGGCTGGATACCAGGGAGGGTACAACGTTGGCTAATACAGAGATGCAGTATGTAAAGAACCGCATTCAGAAACTGGAGAAGGACTTTGCTGCATTCGCATCGCTACTTATCCAAGCAGGTATTGTTGAAGTCAAAGAAGAAGATGGCGTACAGGTGTACGCAGTCAACAAGGTTGCACTAGATGGCGAATAAGAACGGACGCAAGGGTTCTCAGTTTGAGACAGATGTTATGAAATGGCTACGCAATGCGGGAGCTATGGCAGAACGTTTGACAAAAGCTGGGGCAAAGGATGAGGGAGATATGGTTGTTATCATATCTGGAGAAACCTATATCCTTGAACTAAAGAACAGGCAGACGCTATCGCTGCCGGAGTTCTGGAGAGAAGCGCAAGTTGAGGCGCTTAACTACGCAAAGGCTAGAGGTCTTGGGGAAGTGCCTCTTTCCTACGTTGTAGTTAAGCGTCGCAACGCATCAATAGATCAGGCTTGGGTAATCCAAGACTTAACTCAATGGCTAAAGGAGAAACAATAATGCCAGTACCAGGTGGAGAAATAACAACAACAGAACTATGGAGCAACCCAAATGCCGTCAGTAATCAAGTCACTGAAGAAGCGCAGGAAGACATCACAGCGGGGGAAGCCGATGCCACAGAGCAAGAGGTGGTCGAAGGTGGAAGTGAGACAGAAGGATGATCTGCCAAAACTGTCTTAAAGGTGGCGAGGAGAACAGCCTCGGTCATTTCAAGCGATCATCTAACTGGCACGATAAGTGCGACTACAAGGGGTGTGTATGTCAACACAAGACTGGGCCAGGTCACACAAGAGTAACCGCATCCAAGCTAACACAATCCCAATAGAACCAATTGTAAGTTTCTTCGGCGGTGAAGTACGAGGTGGCACCGGTGAGATAAGAGTCAAGTGCTTGATGCACAATGACTCACATAGATCTGCCTCAATGAACGTAGATACCAACCTTTACTATTGTCAGACCTGTGGTAAAGGTGGCAATGCAGTCAACATAGTCTGCATCCTAGAGAACTTGGAGTTTATAGATGGCCTCAAACGTGCAGTCGAAATTGCTTCTGGAAGCGGCGCAGCGATACGCACAGGCAATAAGTCCAGAGGTGCTAGACGTGCTAGCCGCACGTGGGATATCTGAATTAGTTGCAGCTAAGTTTCAACTAGGTACAGTTACTGCGCCACACAATGGACACGAGATGCACGAGGGTTGGCTGTCTATTCCATACATCACTGCCAGTGGTAGTTGCGTAGGCTTTAAGTTCAGGCGCATAGATGATGGCAAGCCTAAGTATGGTAGCCCAACAGGACAGAAGGCACACCTGTACAACGTATGCGACATCACCATTGACTCACCACATATCGTGGTGTGCGAAGGTGAGTTAGATGCAGTTGTAACTAGCGGTGTGCTTGGTATCCCAGCAGTGGGTGTGCCAGGTGTTGCTGCTTGGAAGCCACACTTTCCTAAACTATTTAATGGTTATGAAACTATCTATGTTGTTGGTGACAATGACATCAAAGAAGATGGGTCTAACCCTGGAGCTGAGTTTGCCAAGCGTGTTGCTAACGAGGTAATGAACTCGGTTATTGTTACACTACCACCAGGTATGGACATCAACGACTACTACCTAGCACACGGGGCAGATGCCACACGTGCTTTGCTAGTAGGTGAGCAGATTGGATAAGAGTGAATGGCTACAGATGGTACAGATTTTGCAGCATATGGGCTTCCAGATCCTAGAGATCAATACGGAAACCGAGACACTCTTGATTCGACCTATACAGACAAGATAGATGCTGCTTTTATCGCAGATGTCTGGCGCATTATGGACCAAGCAGGCAATCTATTGGTGCGTAAGCATCACGACTACGGCCCAAAGAATATTGCTCACTCACCAGGTGGACCACTTAATGGTCTGCGTGTACGTATGTGGGACAAGATAGCTCGCATCAATAACCTGCTTGACTCTGGCGTTAAGCCAAGCAACGAGTCCTTGCGTGATTCATTCTTAGACTTACTGAACTACTCAGCTATTGCAATGATGGTACTCGATGGCGTATGGCCTGAAGTGCAGGACAATGACTGAATTACATCCAGTCGTTTACGACTTGGTTCCTTCGGTAGCAGGTACGATCTACCGCAGGTATAAGAACTACGTTGAGCGTGATGACATCAAGCAAGAGTGTATGGCTTGGGCTATGACACGCAACTCTTACATCACTGAGCAGTTGAATGAACCTAATGAAGAGCGACGCAGGCATAACGAGCAGCGCATTGCATACCAGATGAGACGTGTAGCAGAGCGCTACGCCCGCAAAGAGAAGGCATCCAAGTCTGGATATCAGACACAGGATGAGGCCTACTACGAGTCAGCAACTATCGGTCAGCTACTACCCTTTGTTATTGCTTCCGTCTTAGATGGCACAGTACTAGAACAAGCACAACAGATGGTGCAGGATGGACAACCTAAAGGTAAGTCTAGTCCGGCAGAAGGTGGCAACCTTCTTGCGATGCTGATTGATATGAAGAAGGCGTACTTACAATTAGAAGCAGATGACCAGATGCTATTGCGTCTGCGTCACCACGAATCTTTAACCTTGCAACAGATAGCAGGGCAGTTAGAGTGTGCAGTATCCACCGCAGATCGTAGATGCAACGCATCACTGCGTAAGTTAATTGACAATCTGGGAGGAGCTAGCCCGTGGAGTTAGAAGAAGCAGAACAATACTTCAACAGTGAAAAGTTCCAGGCGAACTATCACGCTTACGTTATGGAATCTCAGAAGATCAAGACTCAACAAGAGTTAGAAGAGGCCGAGCGTCAGCGCAAGCGTGCTGAGTATGAGGCATCACCTCAGTACGCAATAGATCAAGCTGAGAAGAAGGCACGTATCGAAAGAGAGCAGATGCGTAACAGTATCGAGCAAGAGATATTGCAAACACTTCACGATGCGTTAGCACGAGCTGGTGCAAGGTGTGAAGATTACGATGATGATTACAGGTGCTGTTAATGAAAGAACTAGACCTATTTAACTTTCTGAAAGAGAGTTTGTATCCAGACCTTGTTAAGTCTGAGGGAATCTATGATTCCTTTGACTGCATCAGTGAGCAGGCTGGTCACTACATAGAACTCAAGTGTCGCTACACTCACTACGATACCTTGCTGATTGAAGAGATGAAGTATCGCAAGCTGATAACGCAGGCTGCTGAGCGAGATCTTATCCCGTTCTACATCAACTCGACACCGAAGGGTGTCTTTTCTTTTGACCTGATGGATGTACCTGAACCTGAGTGGGTAAGTCATTGGATGCCTGCGACAACTGAGTTCTCACGCTCACAAAAGATTAGTAAGTTAGTAGGTTACTTAGCAATAGAAGAGGCGGTGCAGCTATGACACACGACGAGTTGCTAGAAAAGTTAGAACGAGAAAGAAAGTTTCTTCAACAGTACATTGATGGTGATAACTTTACTGTTATACACGCCCTGCGTTCAGTAGTGAAATTGCATAAACCAGATGAACCTGATTTCCCTGATGAATGGGAGAGTTGTGTTGAGTGTTCAGGTAATGGTTACTCTGCTTTGTACCCTTGCGAAACTATCAAGGTGATCGAGAAGGAGTTAGGCTA